GCCGTTCGCCGTGACGTTGGTGAACGTAGCCGCCGCAGCCGAAGCGCCACCAATAACCGTGCAGTCGATGGTCCCGCCGTTGATGTCAACGTTGCCTGACCCATCAGTAAGAAACACAATGCCTGTAGCGTCAGGGAATGTGATGGTATTATCTGCAGTAGGATTGGTAAATATTACAGTGGTTTCATTCGCATCAGCAGACGAACCTTCCACAACAAACCCAGAGTCTGACAGATACAGACCCGATACTGTAGGGTTAGCAAGTGTAGCACTAGTAAGTGTAACAGACTCAATGTAATCTGCGATGTCACTTATCAGTGCAAGTTTAGTTACGCCTGCATCATTAACAGGAAAACCATCCGTGCCAACAAGTGTAACACTTGCAGGTGAGGTGTCTCCATCGAGAACATTAAGTTCAGTACCTGTGGCTGTAAGACCAAAGACATTATAGTTGTTCAGAATTTCGTCGTCAACATATTTTTTTACAGACTGCTGCGTAGGCAGAAGTGTGGCGCTGTTGGATGCCATGTCATCTTCATCAACAAAGCCTGTGATTGTTATGGTGCCATCAGTGATGTCATCGAAATCTACTGTAGCAAATGAGCTTGTGCCAGTTGTAGCAGTAACGTTACCAGTAAGGTTGCCAGTTACGTTGCCTGTGACATTACCTTCAATGTTGGCAACAAGTGTGCCAGTAGTGATGGTAAGATCACCAGTTGAGGCACCCGTAAATGTGCCAGTGCCTACGATAAACTTGTCTGCACTTTCGTCAAAACCAATGAATGCGTTATTCTCTGAGCCACGTTCAATAACAATACCCGCATCATTGGCAGGAGCACCCGTAGTGCCATTACCAATTTCAATCAGTGCATCTTCAATGACAGTGTTCGTTGTGCTAACAGTAGTAGTCGTACCATTTACAGTAAGATCACCGCCAATGGTAACATTGCCAGATGTAGTAACTGTTGCAAAAGAACTCGTTCCACTAGAAGTGACATTACCAGTTATGTTACCGACAAAGTTAGTGTTAGCCGTAATTGTTGTGCCAGTAATAGCTGCAGCAGTACCGCCACCAATTACAGCACCATCAATTGTACCGCCGTTGATGTCAGCCGTGTCAGCCACAAGGCTATCAATGTTAGCCGTGCCATCAATGTACAGATCACGCCACTCAAGTGCAGATGTGCCGAGATCACGAGCATCATCTGTAGATGGCACAAGAGCGGACGCAATACGAGCGTTAAATGTAGCAGTGTCAGTATTGGCATCGCCAACAGTAGTGTTGCCATTTACTGTAACGTTGTTGCTAAAAGTAGCGGCCCCTGTGACAGCAAGAGTGCCAGTAACAGTAGCATTACTAGAGGCTGAAAGTGTAGTAAAGCTACCAGCAGCGGCGCTGTTACCACCAATAGTCGTTCCGTCAATGGTACCTGCATTGATGTCAGCAGTGTCAGCAACGAGACTGTCAATATTAGCTGTGCCATCAATATAAAGGTTACGCCATTCAGAGCCAACTGCACCAATGTCATAGGTGTCATCTGCAGAAGGGATCAGTGGAGATGCAACATCAGCAGTAACAGTAACTGTGTCTGTCGCAGCATCACCGATAGTGGTGTTGCCGTTGATTGTCAGATCAGCAGTGAGGGTAACGTTGCCAGTGACGTTAAGAGTGCCAGCAACAGTGGCATTCTCATCAACAGTCAGTGTGTCAATCTTTGCAGTGCCATCAAGATACAGGTCTTTGAACTCGACACCACTAGTGCCAAGATCAATGTCATTGTCAGTTACAGGAACAAGCACACCATCTTGCAGCCGCAGTTGTTCAGCAGCAGCACTAGACACCTCAACAAAAAACTGAACACGATTGTTGCCGCTATCAATTACGACTTTGTTATAGGCATCACTGTCAGAAATAAGCGGAACGTATGCACCTTCTTCTGCAGTGCCATCGTGTTTGTGTCCAGATGCTACAATAAAGGCATCACGAAGCGCATTAAATTCTGCGTTAATAGGCGCAGCTTTAATTACTTCTGTTGCAACGATATCGGCCAAAGACTGACGGCTATAACCTGACATTATATTAATCCCTTTGTATCATCTGCGGTCGCCAACCCCGAAGGTGACAACTAAGCCTTGAATGCTGTGACTTGCATCCTGCCCGTTTGTAACATAACGAAATGAAACAGCAAAGCCTGAGCCAGCAATGTTAGAACGAACAACAGGAGATGGATTACCATCGTAAATTGCAGTGCTATCGTATATTGCTTCGTTGTAATACGCCGCTGTGCCTGTTGTAATCAAATTGTAGTTTGTAGGATTGAGGGTGTTAAAATCTTCGTAGTCATACTTAACAGAAAGCACAACAGTGTTGTCACCTTCTGACCTCATGTATGTTGCTAATTCGTAAAATATCTTGCGCTGCTCGGGGTCTTCCATATGATAGTATGGTGTTTGATACAGACTGAAGATATCAATACCACCAAAGCTGTTGCCTTTTTCTTGACGATACACCTTCCCGTCAGCAGCCCCGTGTATTACATATTCTGATTGGCCTATGTATCCACTGTCAGCAGAAGTTACAGCTATACCAACAAGCTGCCCAAACTCAAGTCCAATACCGCCTTGTGTCTGCCTGAAGCCGCCAATAATACCAACATCATCAGAGGCAAAGAAATAACGAAACTGAGACTTCTGTCTAATGACTACAGCATTGAGTGCTTCAAGATCAACATCAAAGACAACATCAGTAAACACAGACTGAATGTCTTTAGACACAGTTTCAAGATTAACGTCACCAATACGATCCGTTCCACTAACAGGACGCACACCATCTTGAGACAAGAACAACAGATCGCCACCAATCTCAATGACACTATCTGATGCAAGACACCCAAGATTGTCAGTAACATTCTCAAGCACAAAGTTAGCAATACTGTTGCCAATTAACTTCTTGATATTGTTTGTGCCAAAAATATACAGTGCGTCACGAAACGGCTTAATCTGTACAATAGGAAAACCTACATTAATGACGCCAGCACCAGCGGCAGGATCAAAGTTAGTTTCAGCATAGGGAGCACTAAAATACAGATTGTAACTATCTGCAGGATCACCAGCTAAAAATAAATGATTTTGGAATACGGCACTATACTTAGGATCAGTGGGAGCGTTGGCGTCAGTAATCTGTGTATACGTTGTGCCGTTGTATGTAGCAGCAGGGTTGATGCCATCAGTCAAGACAATTTTAGGTGTGCCCCAATTAAGACGAGTAAAACGAACCTTAGTGACACCTACCATAGTAGGAGAGCCACTAGTTGTTACAGCAACCCATGCGTCTGTTGCGTCATTCCAATAATGAAGGTAGTTATTGCCGGCTGAAGGGCGACGACAAGCAAGTATACCATCATTAATTCCATTGGCAACACATACCCCCAACACAGAGCCTGTACCAGTAACAGTGCCATAGTCGTTGCTATAGCCACTGATACGACGATAGCCACCAGTAACGGCAGGCTCATAATTGACAAGACGAATAGCACTGCCGGGAGTAGTTTCACCTTGTGACAGCACATCACGACTAGTGTTCAAGCCACCAGCACAGAAGACCTTGAATGATGCGAGATTATCGACCATTAGTTAAGATGGCTGTAATACTTAAACGGACGTTCAATATATGTACTACGAACATCAAGCGGATCATCTAGCAATAAACGGCGCATTGTGCGAATGCCCTGTTCAAAGTTGTTTTGATGCACAACTGCACTTTGTTCGTTAGAACGATGGCGCATCATAAACATCATGGCACCATCAATAATTACATTACGGAAACGATCAGGAATAATGCACACATCTGTGTATGCACTCAAGTCAGCAGGGTACGACCAGTACACATACTCGACTTCATATGCATCATCAGGTAAAGGCGTTACACCAAATTTTGTCTCATACGTTTGGTATACGTATCGCGGAGCCTCAAGCCCACCAGCAGGTGCGGTATCATCAACATGACGAAAGCCATGCACATACTCTGTGTAAGTCAAAGGGCGAAGCCGTGTAGGTTCATTGTCTTTTGCGGTAAGTTTCTTGAGATAAAATGTTTCCCAATCAACAGACGAAAAGTCAGCCGGAAAACTATACGTGCTAGTTCCAGCGGTCAGTGTTTGCGTGTAGGTAGTTTTAAGAAACGGCCACTCTTGACCATCATGCAGGATCAAACGAATAGAGTTATTAATTGAATCTTTAGCTAGTGCCTGCACGTTACGTACACTAGTAAAGCCTTGACCACCAGTATCAAGCTGCACTTCGTTGAGGCGACGAAGCAGTTCATTTACAAGTGAGATGTATGTTGCTGTCACAGTAGCGCCTCATTAGGTATGAAAAAGGAGGGCAGCTAAATGCCACCCTCCTTTATTGTTACTTAGGCAAGCGTGTCACGATCAACCGACTCAGCCGCAATGCGCCCGTCGATATCCATCATAACAGCCCACACGCGCAGCACACCGCCCGTAGGCGCAGTGGTGGCAGCGTCGATCTCAA